TGATAGATGTGGCCAACAATACAAATACTTACAATTAAGACAAGAATGGAATGGACTATTTACCTGTCCTAGCTGTTTTGAACCAAAACATCCTCAACTAGACCCAGCTTATCATGCAGCAGATGCGATAGCATTAAAAGACCCAAGACCAGCAAGACAAGAACCGGTAACTGTTTTTGTTGGGGCACCAGGTGACTCTAGTTTTACATCTGACGGGATGATACCCTCTACAGAAAGCACAGAGTTGCTTATTGGTTCAAGTATTGGTACAGTGACTGTGGTGATATCATGAATTATTCTGAGCTTTTAGATAACGTAAGAAACTACACAGAGGTAACATCTGATGTTTTATCTAATGCAGTTGTAAATGTTTTTATAACTAATATAGAAAATCAGATTGACAGATTAGTAGATACAGATGCACAAAGAAGGTATGCAACATCTACTTTTGAAGCTAACAATAGTTTTTTAGATGTATCTGGACCAGAGGGTGGTTTTAGGTTTGCTAGGGGTTTACAATTACATAAATCAGACGGCAACATAGAATGGTTAGAGCAAGTAGATACTACTTTTATAGATGAGTATGCAGTAAAAAGATCTACTGCAAATACAAGTTTTTCAGGTGAACCTAAATATTGGGCTAATTGGGACTCTACAACATTAATTGTAGCACCTACTCCTAACTTAGCTTACACAGTAGAAATGTGGTATGACGAAACACCTGAAAGAATAGGTAATGGTGCGGGTAGCACTTCTACCACAACTTTTGTTTCTAATAATGCACCAGAGGTTTTATTATATGGTGTCTTGTCAGAGGCGTATTCATACTTGAAAAATACTCAAGATATGCAATTATACACACAAAAGTTCCAGACTGCCTTACAGGCTTTTGCTAATGAGCAAATGGGACGTAAACGAAGAGACGAGTATGTTGATGGAGTTTTAAGAGTACCCTTACCATCAGCAGACCCAAAAGCCTAAGGAGGGCATAAAACATGACAATAAATCAAGCAGTCTGTGCTTCCTTTAAACAGGAGTTGCTAGCGGGAGATCATGATATTGATAATGATACAATCAATCTCGCTCTTTATACAAGTTCTGCAACTTTAAATGGAAACACAACAGCCTATGCTACAACAAACGAAGTTGGTGCATCAGGCACATATGCAGCAGGTGGGGCAACCTTGACAAGTCCTACTATCGGATTAACTAAATCAAGTGCAACAGCTTCAACAGCTTTTGTTGATTTTGCAAATGTAAGTTTTACTTCAGCAACAATATCTGCTCAAGCAGCTTTAATTTACAATAGGTCATCAGCTAATACTAATGCAGCTATAGCAGTTTTAGATTTTGGTGCAGTAAAGACATCGACAAACGGAACATTTACTATTGCATTTCCAACTAACGATGCGTCAAGTGCTATACTAAGACTTTCATAGGGGGTCTAAATGACCACTTTCACGGTAACGGTAGTCAGCACCGGAGGTGGCAATAAGTATTTTATTGATGGCGTTCAACAAGCGAGTGTTTCGCTTATCGCCAATAATTCTTTTACTTTTAATCAAGATGCTTCTTCTAATGATGGGCACCCTTTATTATTAAGCACTACTTCAGATGGAACTCATAATTCTGGGTCTCGATATGATACTAATGTAGTCTATACAGGTGACGGAAGTACCGTATCTGCATCTGACTATATATCTAATTTTAATTCATATTCAACTCGTAGTATTACGATTTCAGTTGCATTAACCACACCTAATCTTTTTTACTATTGTAATTATCACTCAGGTATGGGTGGTTCTGCTGCATTTTCTAACCCATTACAAGGTTGGGGTAGACAAGCTTGGAATGACGGTACATGGGGAGGCCCTGTACCAGTAAGTCTAACAGGATTATCTACGACTGCAGCTTTAGGTACAGAAAGCGTTATAGCTGATTGTTTAGTTACCCTTGGATCTTTATCTTTAACCTCAGCCTTAGGGACTGCTATAGGAGAAGCAACTAATGTTTACCCTGTCACAGGAGTATCATCACAAACGACATTAGGATCAGTAAGTATATTAGAGGGACACGGTGTTCTTTTAAGTAGTTTACAAATGAACTTTACGGCTGGTGATGAAACAGCATCAGGAACTGTAGATGCAGGTTGGGGTAGAGGCACGTGGGGATCTTTTGCTTGGAATGAAAATATAGAATTTATAACTAACGTTAGTAGCGTTTCAATGTCTACTGCGTTAGGAACTACAACACAAGAAGTTGGAACAGGTGTTGTTGTAAGTCCGACAGGATTGTCAATGACATCTTCTGCAGGTTCAATATCAGGAACAGGACTTGCAATTGTGACTCCAACTCCTGTGACTATCAGTGCTGCTTTATCAGGTGCTACTGTTTCAGGTGAGGGTAGTGTCGCTGTAGTTGCACCCTCTGATCAATTAGACTTTAGCATAGGTTCAGTAACAATAGACATCTTTACACAAGTTGATCCTGTGGGTGTTTCAATGACAACCAATGCAGGTGCAATAGGAACAGTATCGGATGCTCTAGTACAACCAACAGGAGTGAGTTCTACATTTGCTTTAGGCACTGAGACAGTAGAGGTTGGAACAGGTGTAATTGTAACTTTATCTACAGTGGCTTTATCTTTTGCATCAGGGACTGCTGCGGCCGTAGGAGATGCACCTGTATTTCCTACAGGAGTGTCTATGACAGCCACAGCAGGTAATCCATTTAGCACGCCTTGGGCTAATGTGGTGACAGGAGCAACTAATACATGGACGGCGGTAGATGCAGCATAAAAAGTGTTGCTTGAATAACAAAAAAAGATATATTTTAGAAAGGTTTAAAAATGAGTAGCTCTTATTCAACTAGATATTTAATGGAATTAATGGCCACAGGGGCTAATGCCAATACCTGGGGTACAAATACCAACAACAATCTTAATGTTATTGATGCTTTTTCAACAGGATATATTTCGAAATCTGTTGCAGGATCATCTAATATAACCCTAACAACTACAAACGGTAGTTCAACAACTGAGTCCGCTAACAGAAACATAGAATTAACTGGTGCTTTGACTGGTGATATTGTTGTTTTTATACCAGCTACTGAGAGCACTTATACTTTTTTTAATAATACATCAGGATCTCAAACTTTAACAATTGCAGCAACAGGTCATACTGCTAATGGAGTTGCTATTACACAAGGTGCAAAAACAAGTATCTTTTGTGATGGAGCTTCAAATTACAATATTAAGAAATGGGCCTCTACTGATTTAGGTTCATTAACAGGAACTTTACCTGCAGTTTCAGGAGCCAACTTAACTACACTTAACGCTTCAGAATTAGATTCAGGAACAGTACCTAACGCAAGACTAGATGCACAACTACAAGATGTAGCTGGTTTAGCAGTGACTGACGGTGGTTTAATTGTTGGTAATGGATCAAATTTTGTTTTAGAAACAGGCGCAACCATGAGAACTTCTCTAGGTTTAGGGACAGCCTCTGATGTCCAGTTTAACGATATGCAAATAGACTCCCTTGGTGTCGCTACTGCAGCATCAGGTACAAGTGGTGAAATTAGAGCCACTAATGACATTACTGCTTTCTATTCATCAGATGTAGCATTGAAAGAAAATATTGAAAACATATCTTCACCGATGGATAAAGTACAAAATTTAAATGGTGTATTGTTTGATTGGAAACAGGATTTTATAGATGCTAAGGGTGGTGAGGATGGATACTTTGTTCGTAAAAGAGATGTTGGTGTCGTAGCTCAAGACGTAGAAAAAGTTTTACCAGAGGTTGTAGGCACACGACCAGATGGTGTTAAAGCAGTAAAATATGATAGATTATGTGCTTTATTAATTGAATGCGTAAAGGATTTACAGACTCAAGTAGATGATCTCAAGAAAGGGGATTAATAAATGACTACACCTTCAGGTCAAATTAGTCTCGATAATGTCAATACAGAATTAGACATTTCTCCAGGAACACAGATTAATATGGGAGCAACAGCAGTTCGTGCTCTTGCAGAGGTACCTTCAGGTGCTATCGCTATGTCTAACTTACAAGGCAAATCAAATGCTCAATTTATTGTTGCTTCAGGTGGTTCTGTAAGCACAGTAGGAGATTATAAAGTTCATATTTTTACCTCTTCATCAAACTTTGTTGTGAGCCAAGGCGGTAATGCTGCAGGTTCTAATGCAGTTGATTATTTCGTTGTCGCAGGAGGCGGTGGCGGAGGTGGAGGTATAGGTGGTCAACCTAACTTTTGGTTTGGTGCAGGAGGAGGCGGTGGCGGTGGCTTTCGTGAATCAGTTCCAAGTCCTGCTGCATGGACAGGTAGTCCTTTAGCTAACTCTGGTGGAGCTACTCCTGTAAGTGCACAAACTTATCCTGTCACCATAGGTGGTGGAGGAACAGGAGCACAAGCATCTACACCTTCAAACGCACCTAATGATAATGGAGG